GAACTTCTTAAAAACTCAATTCCTGCTTTATAAGGTGATGTTGCTCCAGAGTCTACTCTTATCATAGCTGTACCAGCCTCAAACACATGCAATTTTTCAACTGGACTAGTCGTACCGATACCTACGTCACCTGTATTTGTAATACGCATTTTTTCGGTATTGTTGGTTTCAAAAACCATATTACCGTTCTCCCTGTTAATAAAGTTAACCTGAGCCGCACCCATTGATATTTGAAATCCATCATTAGACGTTGTACCTGTAGCTGCTTGCGTTAATTGTAAATACGCATTACCACTGTCAGCATGTACATGTAGTTTTCTGCTAGGGTTAATTATTCCAATACCTACGTTACCTCCATTAAAGTATGAATCACCATAACCCCTTACAAAGACATTTCTAGCTCCTGCTTCATTATATAAATTAATTAAACCTCCATTTCCGTTATCGTACCCTATTAATGCTTTTTGAACTCCAGAAGAATTAAGTATATTTATCTTAGCATCTCCACCTGAACCTGGTTTTAGTTCTAGTAATTCACTAGGACTAGCCGTCCCGATACCTACCTTACCGGCGAAATATGCGTTATTTAAAAATGGTATATTTGCCATCTAAAATTTTATTAAATTAATATTAGACTATTGTTATAAGCGCAGTGTACGTGCCATATTTATTTTAGAATCACCCCCTGAACCTGGTTTTAGTTCTAGTAATTCACTAGGACTAGCCGTCCCGATACCTACCTTAGCGGCGAAATAAGCGTTATTTAAAAATGGTATATTTGCCATCTAAAATTTTATTAAATTAATATTAGACTATTGTTATAAGCGCAGTGTACGTGCCATTTGCTACTGTAGGTATGAATTTAAAGTCTAAACTACCTGTTCCGTTTCCAGTTATATCTGGATATACGGTTTGTCTTCCTGATGTTGTAACTACCTCAGCTTTACAATTAGCAGCTAAAGCTCCTGCTCCAAACAAACTAGTTACACTTACTGTAAATGTAGTTTCACCTCCTGAATCTGATCCGCTATTTAATAAGACAGAAGCCCCGTAAGGGTTTGCTTGAGGTTTTAATTGCACCCAACCATTAGATGATACTGTAAAGTTTTCGCTATCGAAACCAGATACACCTTTTTGTGTAGCACCATCAGAAGCTCCTGCGCCTGCAACATTATCATCTGCTTGTACAACCGTATAGTTTGATATGGCTGGAGATGAATTTGCTGCAATAGCATTATTAGCAAATATAAAATCACCTGGCTCTAATGTTTCGCCCAAGAAACTACCAGTAACTGATACCACAAAGTAATCACCTTGATCTAAAGCTATGTTACTTGCTCCTTCTAAAGCTGGAGAATTTGTAGCAGCGTTATAAGATCCTTTAAAAACTCCAACACCTGCAACAAGTAATTCTACTTGACCTAAATTAACACCATCAGTAGAAGCTGTACCTGTTCCAACGTTAGTAAGCTTATTGCTGTTCATGTTAACTGGACTAGAAAAGCTGTTTGTTTCACCTGACTGCGATTGTGTTATAATACCTCCAACAGTTAAATCGTCAATTATAGTAACATCATCTGTTAGAGCAACCCTAAGTTCCGATGCACTTATTCTAGACATAGCCGTTTGACCAGTTGTTCCAGATATAGTTACATCATCATTAGCTCCAGTACTAGGGTCTAATCTAATAGCTGTACCAGTTGGGGCCGTAAGTAAATCGTATGTAGTATCGTCTGAGGCAGGTACCGTTACCGTTTTAGTATTAACTGTAGTTACGTGACCTGTTGAGTTTGTAACTATGGAATCAATAGCTGTGAAAGTGGCTCCATAAGCAGGTGCTGCTGCCGATGTGGTATTTGATCTACTTGTTAGATCATGATTAACAATAGGTATTGGACCAGTTTGATTCGTTACACCTATATAAGTACCACCTTGTACTTCAGTTATATCGCCAAATGGTATTGTTGCCCATTTGTTATTTTTAGTTAAGAATCTATCAGAAGCCGTGGAAGTACCATCAACAGCGCTTAAGTCAGGCGCAAATACAGGCTTTGCAGCGGTTCCAGAGGAATTAACGTTTATATAAGTACCATTATTTAAAGTAAGAGTTTCAACCCCACTTGTAGCACCTACTTCTATCCAGCCAGCTGCACCGCCACCAGTATCTGATACATATTGTTTTAATGTGTCTGATGTTGTGTCAAAATATAACTGACCAACAACACCTGTTCCAGCCGCTGCGTCATTTGTTTGGTTTTCAATTCTAGGTTTTTCTAGAGTATTTTGATTAAAATCAACCGTGTTTAAAAAATTTATTGCCATGTTTGTTAATTTAGATATGCTTTACCTATAAATCCTGCGGAAAAGTTTATTTGTATATTGTTATTATCTATATATGTTGTTTCTCCATACATTAAAAGGTTGTTGTTATTAACTACAGATACTGAAGGAAATTTACCTAAGTTATGTTGTATGTTCCATGTTGCAGCTGCTGCGGCTTGAGTAAATATAAATGTTTTATCGGTATTATCTGATAACGTAAATGCCGCAAAGTCATAGTGTTTATTTAAAACAAGATTACCATTACCACCTATATTAGTTACAGCAAGTGTATATACACCACCTACTAGCCCGAATGATTGAATTTTAAAATGTCCAAAATTATTTATATTGTTCTGCTCGCTTATTAATATGTTGTTACCAACTATATAATTCATAAACGAAGCGTAGTTTTGGCCCGATGCATCTATGCTTGATAATTGCATAGTCGTAATACTATCTATAGCACTACCGTCGGCTGGACCTATAAATTCACCATTACCTAAAGGAGCTTCGGAAAATTTAAACACCATTTGTCCAGATATAGAAATCTTACCTTTAATGTTTAAATACTTAGCTACAGCAGCTGCAGTAAATTGTTTTGTTTGTCTATTTACAGAGTCTGTACCGATCCAAGCATCTGTATCAGTTATATTGGTATCAAATGGATATGCGTTAATTCTTGCCATATCCTAAGTTTAATTATATATTCTTATTTCTAAAGAACCGTTTGTAAATTTACCGTCGCTGTTATGTGTTTCTAGGTTTATAATTGTATTACTTACTCTCAACCAAGCTACATCGTGATTACTTTCCGCAGCCCCTCCATTTAAAAATACTATAGTTTTACCTGAAGTAAACAAACTACCCGATGCAGTTATTCTATAACTTCCACTTGATACTCTAGTGAATGTAAATGTTTTATTAGTTGTATTAGCTAGCTGCGTAGCTATAGGAGCGTTTGTTCCTGTTTGACTTATTAAAGCTACATATGATGTATAACCTAAACTTGTGCTGCTTGCTAGATCAACTATTGATCCTATTGTAAAATTTCTAGTTGGATTACCAGTTACCTCAGCTACTCCAGCTACATATGTTTCTGATCCTATTATTAAATCCTGTACTTTTGGTAGTATGTTAGGATAACTTGATATATCTGCCATGTTTTGTTATTTATTTATTGTTTATCGTTTTTTGTACCATCCCCAGAGTCTCCTCTGTTGTTTTTTATGGACATTCTTTTAGTTTCTCCAACTTTACCATCCACATGATGTAAATCACTGTTAGATTGTTGTCCTATTCTTTGGTTCTCTGCCTTCTTAGCCTTCCTGTCTGCAGTTTTAGCAAATAAAACGTCTCTTCTAGCCTTTCTTCTAGCAGCCAAAGCACTTAATTGCTGTATTGGCCCTCCTTTTTTCTTTGGTTTTGCCATAATTTTTTATATACCTATATACTTACGTGTTTATCGCAGTTTTTACAATTACAAAGTGTGACAATAGCCTGTTATTATTATATTATACTAGGCTAACGTCACTGTTTTTAAAAGCATCGCAAATATAGAGTGATGTTGTTGCACACTCATTTCACCTCAACAACCCATACGCCTTTTCAATTCTCAAAAACGCACCCCCCTAGCCTTTTTTTGAGATTTAGTGCACGGTTTCAGCTTTTCCATGCAATTTACAGCACAGGTTCAGGCTTCTGTCCGGGCCACAGCTAGCAGAATCCTGGTCCTCGATTTGCTTCCGCACGTTTGACTTCATGTACTCACAACACTAACACGATACACACACGATAATATATATGAATTTAACAATAACACTTTAATACTTATAAACAATGAAACGATTAACAAACATTATCACGAAGATCAACAGCATCATGGCTGAATTAGGAACTGCTGCGGCGTATGCAATCAGACACTAAGCTTATGTATACATCAGAGATCATATCTACAAACCTAATACGATAGGTATTCGATAATATATATGAATCTTAAATAAATATACAAATGTCAAATCAAAACTTTAAAAATCAAACTTACTTTCAAATTTACTATTGCTCAAAACATAAAATGTATGACTTTACTATCTTCAATTCTAATACAAAAGAAGTTATCTATCACTACCATTTTACAAATCTAAATGAAATTAATAAATTAATACAACAATATAAATAAATCTACAAACTAAATACGAATAGTATTTGATAATATAAATGTAACAAACAAATAATAATAACTAAATAAATAAATTATGAGTAATCAAGAATTAATTACTAATGCAATTAAAAACATGTCTAACGAAGAAAAGTCTGCAATTTTTCCTCCAATAACCAGAGCGAACTTTGTCGTGAGAAAGAACTGGCTAGGCCGTAATCAAGTAATAACTTTCAATACGAAAGCTACTAAAACTAAACCGTCTGTACAAGTAACGTACAACCATGACGAAGTACTTGAAGTAATGTTACCTAAACT